ATTCCTTGATACTGGCGGCGATCTGCGCCACCTGCGCGTCGGAGTGCGTGCGGCTGTTGCGCGCGTAGGGAATAAGGCGGTCGATTGGCTGGTGTTCGATCTGCATTTAGGCGGAGTTCTCCGGTTTGTGTTGCAAGTTTCCAGGTGTCCAGTCGTCAAAATCCCGATTGAAGCTGCGGCAACCGTTGAAATAGCTCAGGTGGTGGTCATAGAGGCCAGCATCCGCGGTGATCACGGTGTTTTCGGTGCGGGGGTTGGTGTTTATGTTGGCGCTGGATTCGATGACAAAGTGACTGTCGCCGGCGCGGCAGCAGTAGAGTTTTGAATGGTTGCGGAACACGCAAACGCGGCCGCCGTGCTTCTTGACGATGGCGCAAAGCGCTTCATGTGCTTCGGCGTATTGGTTGGGGAAGATTTCCCCGACGTAGGCGTCGATCTGGCCGATTTTTCCCGTATCCAGCCAATCGGCAAGACGTTTCACGTCCTCGTTCGCCATACACCATGTGCTGAACATGACGTAATCCATCCGATGCGTTTTTAGCAGGTGCGCGAGGTATGACAGCGAATCAACATCGCCTGACGAAAGGACGTGCCAGGCTTCGCCGGCGGCGATGTTTGGCGGCAGGATTTCGTCGAGTATTGCTTCGGATTTTGCGCGGCGCGCTTCGATGCGCGATCTGGTTCGCGTCGCGGTGGCGTTTTGCCGTGCATGAATTTCTACCACCGTATCGGCCGCGAACAGTTCGAGGGAAAATGGCTGCCCGATGTTGTTAAGGTCGATGTTGAGGTCGAGGTCGTTCATTCGGAGGTTTTCGTCTTCGATTTCATTCGCCGCAGGGCGCGCGGCAGCTCGCGTTTGATGACGTAGCGCAGGCGGGCGATTTCCTTGTCGAGAATCTGCCGGCGCTGCAGGTCATTGGCGCAGGCGGCCAGGCGGGGGGCAGTCTGGTCGATGACGCGCTCGATGCCGGCGCGCAGCATGGCGCCGAGGCCGGCGGCTTCGCGCTTGACGGCTGCGCGCTCGATGCGCAGGCCGCGGCGCATGGCCATTTCGAGCTTGATCTGGCTGTTTTCGTAGTGCATGAGCAGCGCCTTGGCCTTGGCGCGGCTGTTGCCGTCGGTGTGTCCGACGTCGATGTCGGGCGCCGGGGCGGCGGGCGGCGCGGCGGGCTGGCTGCGCTGCGCGGCCCAGCGGTCGGCGACGTCGGTTCGCCCGCCTTGCGTTTCGGCGATGCGGGCAAGGCTGGCCTGGCCGTCGATCTTGCCGTCTGGCGTGAGGACGCAGCGGCCGGTGTCGACGAGTTTTTGCACGTAGCCGACGGACTTGCCGATTTCGGCGGCGAAGGCGCGGCGGGATAGTCCGCTCATGCGGCCCTCGCCAGGACGGCCTTAATGGCGCGGTCGACTTCGTCCAGGAGGTCTTTGTCGATCTTGGCCATGACGCGGTCGCGGATTTTTCGCGCGCTGAACATCTGGCTAAATCCGATGACCTGGACGGGCTTGATCGGGAGCCGCGCCTTGCCTTCGCGCATGAAGACGGTGCGCCCCTTGTTGCCGATGAAGGCGCCTTCGATTTTCTTGAGGCCGCCGGCGCGGCGGATCCTGAACCCGAGCTGGCGCTTGAGGGCAGCGATGTCCTTTTTCTTGATGCCGACGGCGCCTCGCGCCTTGAAGCTGGCTCCGGCGGCGACCGCGACGGCTAGGAAGCGGATCATGTTTGCCGAGCGGCCGCGCTTGCTCTTGCTGCCGAAGATGTCGATGACGGCCTGCAGGTTTCCGGCGCGGGCGCTATTCAGGCTTATGGCGCCGCGCACTTCGTCGGCCTTGACGGCGTATTCCTGCGGTATGGCGCGGTTGATTTCGGCGCGGGCCTTTTGCGCGGTCTTGTTGATCGCGGCGGATATGGCCTTGTCTCGCAGTTCGCCAGGCAGGCGCGCTAGGCGGCTCTGCACTTCGGCAATGCCGCGGAGGTCGACCTTGATGCCGATCCCCGCGCTCATTGGCCCCACCCGCCGCGCTGGCGCGCGTCCTGTTCGCGCTGCCAGTCGTCCCGGCAATCCTTGTCACAGAAGCGCGCGCCCAGAGGTACGCTGGAGGCGCAGTTGTGGCAGGCGCCGACGGCGGGCAGTTCCGGCGCGTGCGCGGCGTGCTGGCGCAGGGCGATGGCGCGGTCGAATTCTTCGCGCTCTGTGGCGCGGTCGGAAATGTCCATCAGGGTTTTTCCTTTGGCAGGTTCATGGCGCCGACGACGGTTTCGGAGAGCTTGACGGCCTTTGCCGGGTCGTATGGGATCGGCGTTCCTACTTCGCGGCCTCCTTCGCAGGCGCGGAAGGCGTGCTGGCCGGCGATTCCGGCGCGGATGGCGGCGTCGATCATGTCGGCACCGAAGGCGGCGCGCAGGTCATCGACCCAGCCGGCGACGGTTGGCATGGCCTGGCGCATGGGTTTTTTTGGCGGCTCTGTCATGTTCCGGGTCCTGGTTTTCTGTTCCGGGTACCCGGAACAGCCGAAAGCCTTGCGGCACAAGGGTTGTTCCGGGTGTTCCGGGTGTTCCTTGTGTACACGCGCGGGAGAGTATTCAGATGTGTGCGCGAGGCGCGCGAGCGGGTGCACGCGTATACGCGCGCGTAAGCCCGTAACACCCGGAACACCCGGAACAAGCCTGTATTTGTGCGGGTTTCGTATGTTCCGGGTACCCGGAACACGGCGGCGCGGACCCGGAACAGTCAGACGGCCCATGCGTGTGCCTCGCTGGGTTTGCTGGCGTCGGCGAATTTTGCGACGCAGTCTGTCAGCCATCGAGCAACCGCGGTGCCAGGCGCCTGGCCGTTTCCAGCGGATTCGACATTGGCAACCGGGGGAAATACGATTGGCCTTACCTCTGTTTCGACGGCATGGTCGGTCGGGAAAACGCGCGCTTTCTTCTTTTCCCATCCTTGCAGGTGGGCCAGGGACCCGTGAAAGTGATTCGACGGGCGCGGCCTGCTCTCGCCATTGGCCCGGCACCAGCGCAGGTATGCGGCATAAACGTCGCTGGCCAGCGCCGGGCAAACCGGCAGGCCAAGCTCGCCGGTGATCCATTCTGTAGCAAAGCGGACTTCTGACGGGCTGGAGAGCATCATCAAGCGCTGCTTGGCGTCGGTCATCGGCGGGCGCTTCTTTGGGTGGAAGCCGGTGAGGTCGAGATCGAGCAGGTACTGGTACAGCGCAGCGACGCCGCCGGCCTCGATCTCTAGGAACACGTCGTCGTAATATTCCTCCGACAGCGCCGGAGGTGTATAGACGACAAGGTGCCGGCGGTCGTCGTTGTCGATTGGTAGCGGCTGTCCCTCGTTCGACAGGTAGCAGATATTGACCTGGTTGCGCTGGCGATAGGCGGCGATGTTCTTTGGGTTGATGCGTATCCATTCGCCGCTGACGAGTTCCTTGAGTTCGTTCTTGATGTGCCACATTTCGGCGCGGGTCACGACCTCTTCGGCCAGAATGAACAACTTGGAGTCGGACCAGTCTGAATTGAACTTGTCTTCGAGGCCGCGCTGGTTCAGGACGGTCGAATAGTCGCCATAGATTTTGGCGAGTTGCTGGAAAACGGTCGACTTCCCGGTTCCCTGCGGACCGTGCATGATGACGGCGCTCGACATCTTGGCGCCGGGATTCTGCAGCGGGTATGCCATCCAGCACAGAAGCCATCGGTAAACGGCCTCCGATGTTTCCGGAGCCTCGCCGCTGCACAGGTAGCGCAGCAGATCGAGTAGAAGTTCGCAGGATCCGGCCTTCGGCTTCATCGGCCAGCCGCGCCAGGTGTTCAGCTTGCACCCGTCGTCATTGCCGGACGGGTCGAATCCAACCTGGTCGAGATAGTAGGCGCCGCGCTCGACCCATTCCGGGTGGCGCTTGATGTCGTCGCCGCGGGCGCCGGCCGGCAGCAGCGCGAGCATCTGCGATTTTTTGGCGACCTTGTTGGTCCAGGTATCGAAAACGTGATCGCCGGTGCCGTCATCTAGCGGAATGAAGCGCTGCACAAGGTCGTCGACGGTCATGACGGATTGCGCGGCACGGCGGCCGTTTCCCCCTCCCCCCTCGGACGCAGCACCCGCCCGCATGGCTTGCTGCGCAATGGCCACCCAGCCGAGGGCAGCCAGCTTGGCCTCGATCTGCGCGCGGACGGCGCCCAGGCCCTCGCGGGCGTGGAGGTCGTTGAAGTCGGTGATCTTCTGGCCGCCGCGGTCGACCGCGAAAACCGGCGCGACCCATGCCCCGGCGACGGCCAGCGCCGCATTGCTGGCATGTGTGACGCCCGGGTTGCCGTCGGTCAGGTAGTCGTCATCGGCGCAGAACAGCAGCCGGGCCAGCTTGTACTTGCCGTGGATCGCCGCGGCGACCGGGCCGAGGTTGCCGGCGTCGAAGGCGACGACCACAGGCAAGCCGGTGGCCATGTGCAGCGATGCGGCGGTGGCGTAGCCTTCGGCCACCAGGATGACAGACCCTGCCGCGTTCGATGCGCCGACGATGTGAAAGTGGCCTTTCTTGGCCAGGCCGGCCGGCCAGAAATCCTTGTCGCGGCCGTTCTTCTTCTCCGGCCGGATGATTTGCAGGCCGTGTATCCGGCCATGCGTGTCGGTCATCGGCACTGCCAGCGCGCCGGACGGCGAAAACTTCACGCCGAAGGCGCCGACGCCCTTGCGCGCGAGATAGGACGAAACCCCTGTCGCGTCCAGCTTGCCCCATGTGTGCATCGCCTGGCGCGCCGCGCGGTCGTTCTTGCGCTTCTGTTCGGCCTCTGCTGCCTTCTCTGTCTCACGCTGGCGGGCCCTAAGCGCCGCCCTCTGATCTGCGGACAACTTGACCGGCTTTGCATCGATGCGCAGCTCGACCTTGCGCAGATCAGCATCGGCGCCGCGATAGGCGCAATAGGCGCCAACCAGCGCGTCGCGCCCGTCATCGAGCCGTATGGTATGCAGCGACACCCACCCGCCCTGACGTGCGCCGTCCACCTTGCACCGCACGCCGGTTTTTCTGCCGCAGTCAATCGCCGACACC